TTTATGATGCCAGTGGTATCATCTTGTGACTTGAATCGTGCTGTAGCACCTGATGCCAAACCTGTAACAGTTTCGTCTAATGTAAATGTACCACTTATCAAAGTAGTCAAGAAGTTAGATGTAGTATCAAACAATAACGATTCTTGGTCTGTGTAGTGAGCACCCTGATTGATGATGTTGATAGATGCGACATCACCAACACCTGTGCCCTTGGCCTTGACTGAACCATTTGTACCCTGCACAGTTGTAATTGTGATTGTGGGTAGTGAAGTGTAACCATAACCAAGTGAGGTTACTCTAACATCTGTAATGTCTCTTGAACCTGTTGCTCGTTCCTGTACGATAACAGAACCGTCATAGATATCACCTCTAGTAGTTTCACCTTCTAGAATAAATCTATCAGTAGATTCCATACCACGATCTTCTTCATTAGCAACATGATTATCTACTGTGTTGGTAAGTATGCGAACTGTCTTGGCAGATGTTGCACCAGTAATCGTTTCGCCTAGTGTGAAAGACCCAGTGCCTGCTTTATAAACAACTGTTTTAGTATCCAGTTGCACATTAATAACAACACCTGTAGCAGATGATGTTCCGCCAGTAATAGTTTCACCTATATTGAATACACCAGAGTCAGTGTCATAGGTAAATGTAGATTCTTCTAATAGTATCTCGCCGGGTGCACCTGTTGTTCCATCTTCTAGGGTAACTCTAAACTCACCAGTCAAAGTACCATTTTCTGGAATGATACCACCGTTGACAATAGAGATTTCGCCCGCAAGGCCAGTACCGTTTGTATTTGAATTGTTGATAACTAACTGCTCACCAATCTCATATCCAGTACCTGCGGCATCAACAATAATGTTTTCGATAGAGCCAGCAGTAACTGCTTCAATAGCAACAGAGGCATCATTACCTGTATCCGATACTACGGTAACGGAATCTGTTGTTGAGTAATACTGACCTGTCTGATAAGTTGCAGCCCCAGTGTCTGCCGAAGCAACTATAGAATTTGACTTTGCTCTTATGGTTAAATCTTCGTTTGTATTATCTGCACCAGATATTGTATGACCAGAAACAAAAGTACCATCAACACTTCCAGGATTCAATACAAACTCAGTAATCGTTTCACCGGATAACTGATACTGAAAAATACTATCTACAACCGCAGTTGCCTTATTGATAATACTGAATCCTTGATTGAAATATGCGCCGCCAGACAAAATACTAAAGTCAACAACCGCATTTTGTGTAATGGTCTGACCAACTAACTTTCTTAGGTCATCAGTACCATTTACATTATCTTCTAAAATTATTTGTGACCCATCTTCCATAAGTAGGAAGATTTCGCCAGCAGAGTCTGACGAATCTTCCATACGAATGGTACTATTAGTCGCATAAACTCGGATGATCGTGTCATCTGACCACGTGCCATCCGAAACTCGTAACATATCTTTAGTGGGGTAGTAAAGATCAGCATCTTCATTAAGCAATATTCTAAAGAATAACTGATGACCCTTCTTAGTACCTTTGGCACGATAGAGGTCTTTGATATTTTTTAGAAGATTTCTTTTATTGATTCCTGTAGTAAGACTGTCTGGAATAGTCCGCATAAATGCTTTTTTGAACTGTGTAAAGAAAGCATCAATCGTCTGGTCAACATCCATATAGTCCAGAAGTTGCATAACATTCTGAACTGGGTTAGCAGTATAACTTACAATGTTTGCTGTTGCACCGGAATCAGCTCCAACAACCTGTTCGCCCAAAACAAACTTATTCTGTGCAGAGATAAACAAACGCTCGCCACTACTAATATCTTCTGTTCTAATAGTAGCAGTGGCCTTAGATGTTTGACCAGTAATAGTCTCGCCGTTAGTAAACGCACCGACACTTCTGATACGACTGCCACCAACAGTATCATAATCTTCCAGTAGAATGTTATCTGATGAACCTGGACGATATCGGTTGACATCTTCATAGGTCATAAATGTTGTAAACCCCTCTTCAAAAATAATAGAGTCTACAGAACCAAAGTCTTTTAGTTTGAGTTCTGCCGATTCCAAAAACTCATAATAAGCTTTTAGAAACGCAAGAAAGTCAGGATGATCTGACTTAACAAAATCAGGTTGCTGATCTGTAACCTGAGTAGAGACTTTGCTATAAATTGTTGCCATTAGTAAGAACTAGAACCAGATGTAGTGGAACTGGATGTAGCATAAGAACTGGATGTAGCGTATTGTGTTCCACCGTCTGATGTACCGGCAGCAATACTATCTGCCGTACCTGTTACTGATAAGTTCAAAGTATCAATCTCAAGCACTTGGTTTCTCACGGGCACGATATCGTTAGACGATGGTTGTACCGTGATGCGAATCTGAGTTTGTGTTGCACCGTCATAGTTTTCTACTGATGCGATGTTTTCACTACTCAACTCAATTTTACCTGTAGTGTAGGTTATCGTACCGACTGCGGCAGACTTATAAACTTTAGATGTACCAGAAATATAGTAGGCGTTTATGTTGCCCTTACCGTCATCTTCATAGTAATAAACATTTGTGTCACCAGTGTATTTGAACCCACTGGAAGAAACAACACCCCCGGCACTTGTACCTGTTGTAGATGCAGCGTGACCACTATGAGGATTATAGATTGCGTTCTCAAAACTAATCGTGTATTTTGTATCACTGCCTGTCGTGGGCAAGAATGTTTTGCTCATCTTGATTGTAGTGATGTTAGACAGAATAGATGGATCGACTTCATCAATCATAGTAGTAAACTTAGAATATCTGAATATCGCTTCATGTTTCTCTAGGTTATCATCTGAGAATGTGCCGATAGAAGTCGTAATCAATGCTGCCAAGTCTTCCTTACTCTTTGCAGTAACCGTGTTATTAAACTTAAAGTTTACTGTAGGACTAATCTTGGTTGTCTCTGGGTCAATAATCTCAGGAGTTACTGATGCAACATTATAATTCTCTAACGATGTTATGATAGAATTTTTGGTTGCCTGTGTTAGTGTGTTACCTGCCTTGGGACGAATACTGATATAGACCTTACCATAGACTGGTGGGTCAGCATACTCGCCACCCCAGACAGAAATTGATTCTACGTTAGGATATATGGTAGGAACAATCGCAGCATAGTCCTTCGCAGTCACTGTTCTATTTTGAGCAGCATAACTAAAGGGTGCGTTATATTTGATAGAGTCTAAGTTCTCTACATTTGCACCACCAGCGGCCGCTGTCATCGTTGTGACAGAGATATCTGAGAAACCACTGATAGATCCACTGGCCGTAAATGAAACTGCTCCATTCGCATCTGATGCGTTTGTAACGACATATTTGAGGATAACAATATTGCCGTCTACTAACGACTTACCGACTATACCATCTCCAAAATATATTTCAAATTCACCATCTACAGTCTCTTGACAGAAAAACGCAGTAGTCGTACTTGTGATATCTACTAAAGAAGTTGATTTGGTGTAATTTGTTGTGGTTGTGTCAGAGGCACTATTTTGAACCTGTACCTTGATGGTTGAAATATCTACTTCGTCATTAGGAATAATAAATCTCTGGTCTGCGTCACTTACATTTACTGTGTAACGAGTTGTTGTCCAAGTACCTTCATAAACAGGAATACCGGCATCAGAACCAAAGACATAAATGCCTGTAGATGGTTGAATTATCCTCTCTACCGTATTGACAAACTGATATGATACGCCATTGATGGTTGTAGTGAAAGCATAACCTTCAGGCATCGTGACGTTTGGGGTACTGGCATCATTTACCTGTACTTTTAGATATGCAGTAGGTGCCTTGACTGATGTTGGCGTGTAACCTAATGTCTTAGCATGAGAAGTAACCGAGTTTCTTTTCTGTGCCGTATCTAGGAACATTTCGTTTGCCATCATATTGGCAAGAAACGCATTGTAATGAGTATTGTAGGCAAGAGTATCTAATAGAATGTTTATTGCTGAACCTTCAAAGTCATAGTCAGTAAAATCTGTCTGACCTTTCAGATATGTTTTTAGATTTTCTTTAATACCGTCGAAATCTAGTTCCGTTATCTGCATCTTACCTTTGGTGTTTATTCCTGCTGCCATTATCGTATTCTCTGTAGCATTACTTCAACTTCTTCTAAGCTTGAAGGCACATTGTTTATTGAAAATTTTATTAAACAACGTAATTCGTTATTATCTAGTCTTTGACTATCCGGATCATTAAAGGTAACTTCTTCTACAGTTACTCTTGGCTCATATTCCCGAATGACATCTTCTATTCTCATTCTTAATGCTTCACGGATAGGTGGGGTAAAGTTTTCAAATAAGGCATCACGAATTCCAGTACCAATCTCTGGATGAAATGGTTTCTCCCCAGGGTTCAATAGAACCAAATGCTTGACTGCTCGTTTAATATTTTGAACATCCGTAACCGTACTAACATCGCTCGTAACAGGATTACGAGTAAAGAATAGATTAAGGTCCTTATAGATATATGTACTTCTAGGACTATTGTTTACGGATTGAGCATCGTCAAACCCTTCATTGTATTCTACTTGAGCCATTCTAATATTTATCTACTTTCCCTGACCTCTGTACTTTTTCCAGTCTCGTTTTGCGTTTTTACTATTAGGTCTAGAACGAACTGAGTTGCCGATAGATGTTTTCTTTTTCACGGACTCTAGTTTCATTGCTAGAGTCTTTATCTGTTTAGCCATTTTTCCTTTTCACCTTATTCTTACCATTGCCATTATGGTGATGATGGTGATGAATGTCTCTTACCTTATCTTCTTTCTTCCAGAAGATTAATACCAAACCATAAATGACAAATAATGTTAAAACTAGTTTTACTGGAATAATCCAAACTAGTACACCGATGAGTACCATAATGGTACCCAAACTTAATTCTCTTTCTTTCACTTTCTCAATCAAATCTTTTATCATTGTTTTCTCCTTACATACAAACATCGTCATACTTCACATTCATGTTTCTACGATAGTTTGCTTCGTAGCTGTGTATCCGACGAGGTTTAAATAGGTTAATTAAAAATCTCATTTTATATCTCCTTAGCATGGTGATATTACTGGTTCGTACCTGATAGCATTCTCTAAGCCTAGAGGTACAATAGTAAAGTTATGATCTTCATAACCAGTAAATGGCTTCTCTAGTTCATAAGTAAAACCGCCAGTTCTTACCATTTCGCTTTGATCCATCTCGTATGTTTTCTTTTCGTTAGTTGAAGGGAGTTTCTTTGTGACATAAGCACTTAAACCCTTCTGTAAGTTTTCAATAGTATCGTGAAGGTTACGAATGTTCTCTCCACCGATACCTTCTGCAACATTGTTTGTGTTTAGCGCAAGTTGTGTTACACTAGTACCTGTTGCAGGTCTTGGGTTAGGCAAGTCAATAGATAACAGTTCAATAAGTTCTGGTATCCATGCCTTTTTACTTTCTATAGATGATATTGCATCGTCTGGGGTAACTGGTGCGGTTACAGTGGCAATAACTGCAGTAGTTGCCCCACCGGGCGATGCCGTTGCGGCTCCTGCAACGGTAGTTAAAAATGTGCCAGGAATATGTGTTGTCGTACCGCCCATAACAAGAAGTGGTGCCTTAACGTCTATGTCTCCTGCAGCTTCTATAAACACATCTCTACCCGATTTGATATGAGTATCCATAGTTCCAGAATATTGCAGATATTCGGAAGTAGCATAAGCACTAATGGCATCCAGTGCATATAGAAAAATATCATCTCCCGACTGTATAACAATATCATTAGAACCAGTTGTCTCTAAAGTCATACTTGCACCAGATTTTAAATACATATGACTACCAGAAGTCATACCCGTTTGACCATCTACTGATTCGATCCTAATGTCGCTTTTTGCCTTTAGGTTAATATCTTTGGTTATTGTTTGTAATCTAATATCCTCTGTACAACTTTTTAGGTCTATTTCTTTTTGTATTGATGCGTGTAGATAACCAACCGGCACGGTAATCTCTATGTTGCCTGCTTCGGCCTCCGTATAGATATTATCAATAGCATAATCGTAAATGTTAGATGGGTTAGATATCTTACCCGCAGTACGATATTGGTGTCTCCATGAAAATAGTTCCAGGTCATTTGCAGATGCGATATGAATGTTTCCATGATCGCCTTCCATGAGTGTCTTGATACCAATAGGTGCCTGGTTCGACTGAGCAAATATACCGTACTGTCTTGGTTTAGTCTCATTACCGATAGCTTCTAGTTCGATATGACCTGCCTTCATACGAATCTTGGATCGTTCTTCGGCATTACGAGAACCAGCACGATACTTATCTGTCTGCTCTGGTGTAACCCCTGTACCATGTAGGTTGATATGACCATCTGCCTGCATATTGATGTCACCATCAGCCTTCATATTGATATTACGTTTGGAATGAATATCTAAATCACCACCAGACCACAACTGAAGTTTCCAACCAGCAGATATATCAGCACGATCATTGTAACGTATCATTACTTCATCGTCAAAGGTGTGTACGACCTTACCCTTGACATACATATAATCGTCGTGTAACCGAATGTCGTAGTTGTCACCCTTTACATAATTTGTCCGTGTGCCGTTGTGGTCAATTTCG